TTCGTACTGTCCCCCCAAGTTCCCGACTCATCACCAGTGGCAATTTCTTTAAGTCTTAAATCATTTACGTATGTTGCCATAGTTTATTCTCCATGCTCATTGATTATAGTATCTTTTTTCATTTTAGTTAAGCCACTTCTTTCCAGGCAGGGGTTTGATCTGGATCTACACCCGACCAATTTGTTGTTACCCCTGGCACAACATCCGACCAAACGGTAAGACCACTTATTTCTCCTGTACCATAAACTCCCGTTAAGGAAATGTCTACCCCTATAGTAACGGTTAAAGAGCCAAGTTCGCCTGTGGTACTTAATCCTGTAACCGAGATTATATTATTGGTTACTAAAGTTAAACTACCTAATGCTGATGTCCCTGCTAGTCCCGTAGGATAAACATTTGCAGCACCTGTAACCGTTTCATCTCCTTGTGCTACCGTAGAAGCGGTTCCTGAAACTCCTGTAATAGCTGCTCCGTTAGCAACTACCGTGCCTATTGCTGAAGTTCCTGCCAGTCCCGTAAGAGAGACTGAAATAGAAATTCTTGCTGTTACACTACCTAACGCGGAGGTTCCCGCTAGTCCCGTGAGGGAAATGTTGGCTGCACCTGTGGCAGTTACACTACCAAGCGCAGAGGTTCCTGCTAACCCTGTTACACTGACATTGGCAGCAGCCGTAATAGTAAGAGAACCAAGCGCAGAGGTTCCTGCCAGTCCTGTTAATTCAACAGGGACAGGTTCACCCCAAGTGCCTGAGCCCCAGGTACTTCGACCCCAGCCGGTGATATTAGCCATAGGCTAAATTTACGCTATTCTTATGACAGCGTTGCTTGCATCAGCCGTTGGAAAAGAGATGGTAAAGCTTCCAGCAGTGGAAGTCTTATCTCCACCGAAATCAAAAACCGCAACCGCAGGATCGCCTGAAGCCGTGTCGTTGAAAATCATACAACCTCTAGCCGTAATCGTACAAGTACCAAATGTTAAATCAGCAAAATCTGTGAACGCAGTCGTTCCAGATGTAGTTGGAGCCACTTTAGTTAAAGTTCCCCCTTTTGCTGTGTAATTGGTTCCTGTCGCTTCCTGACTGGTTGTATAAGCCGTTGTAGACGCACTCATAGTCGCTGAACTGGTATAAAGAGCCAGCTTAAATGTATTTCCATTGGTCGCGAAATTGTGCGTAGCCGTCATCAATTCACTTTTGAAAGACGTACACATTGCTTGTGTTATTGCCATTATAGTCTCCTAATAATATTAGCTAGGTCTTTATGACCCTGTTTTTCTAGCGCATTGCATATTGTGCACATGTGGTTATTAACCGCTTCTTGCATATAATACGCAACAATCTTTTTGCATGCTTCTTTAAAAGCATGTGCTTGTGCCCTAATGGGTGCAGGGGCGGTTTCACTAATAGAGACTATTTTATCCACTGCCATATTAGCAATTTCCTCTACCGAATGACCCCTGTGATCTTTTGTAATAACTCCAAGATTTCCAACTTCTGTTTCTGTTTCAAACGACAACATTAGTATTTCTCAGGTTCTACAATTAAACCTTCCTGTACCTGGCCATCTTTTCTTCCTACTAGTCCCATAGGAATCGCTTTTTGTTTTTCTACTTCTGACCATCTACAAATCTTTAATTTATTTTCTACCATATAAGTAACAAAAGGATCTTCAAGCCTATGATACCCATACATTTTTTCTTGAAGGGGCACATCCGCATCTAGTAATCCAGACGTTACAGCTACCTGAACAATAATACCTTCATCCATACACTTTGCCAACCAGAACTCACAACAGGCTCGACCTGATTCGGCAAAAAGCAAATTGCTTTTATAAGTAAAATCAGCACCAAACATATTAATGCCTCCTACTTCATTCCATAAAGCAAAAGCAATGGCATACGAAATCGTGTTATTAAAGTATCCACAATCAAGATCTTTAACTATAGTTTCAATAGGATATTCCTCCAGGGCGGGAACTCTTTTATCCAATTCACAGGTGTAAATAGGGCACTCAACTGTAGGAAGAGTTTCTCTCATCATCGTCGTCATATTACCTGCGTCATCAGTATCGAAAAAACGGCTTACGGGGTCCATAATAAACGCTCTATCCACCCTCTTTAGAACACCTACCATGGCATTTATAGCCCACACTTCATCAAATTTTTTACTGTGTGTGACCATTTTGTGATAGTCCAATTGACTATTGCCCATGGCTAGAATAGCTATATTTTTACCTTTTAATTCAGGGATAGGATTTTTTATCATTGTTCTCTTGGAACTGTGCCAATAGAACTAGCATAACGATACTCATCCTTATTATTGATACCTTCTTCTAACATTCCTTTTACACCATTAACCGCAGCCACAAATCGTGCCTCAAACATTTGAAGTTCTTCCAGATTTAATTTTAAGAAAGTAGCTGCTTCTACAAGACTACCATAAAGAAGCGCGTCAGGGGCATTCGTCCCTATCCAACTGGTTCCATCTGATGAGGATGTAATAGAGGTAGGACGATAAAGATAATGCAATTCAAAGGTAAAATCAGCACTGGGTGCAGGCGCTAAAATAAAGGTATTATCATCAAAAATAGCATAATATTTAGGGGCACCGGTTGTAGCTGCTGTTGGAATATATTCCCTAACAAAAGTAACGTGTTTTAATAATAAGAAGTTATACGCACTATCACCATCCAATACCGCTAGACTGAGAGGAGTTAAAAAATCAGAGGGGGTAGCTAAATAAGTATTCCCCGAAGTTCCGGTTCCCGTTACATTTTTACGAAACACAGATAACTGGGTATTTTTTAAAATTCTTTCTTCTGCTTCCTTAATAAAAACAGGTAAGTTAGTGGTAAAGGTGGTTTCAGAACTATCTACATAGTCCTGAATAGCTGTTTTTAATGTAGTGTAAGTCCAACTCATTATACTGGCCCCGCTGTTGCGGTACTGCCGCCACCGGAAACATCCCCCGTAGTAGCTGTACCCGTTGATGTAAAACTATATTCGTTTGTGTCCACGACAGTTATTGTATACCCACTTGCGCTTTCAAGCACGGTTGTTGTAACTCCGTCAAAAGCTTGTGTTGATCTAAAGCGCACGGTATCGCCCGTGGTCCGATTGTGTTTAAACTCGGTCACAGAAATAACTGTATTGGCTCCCGCATCTCCGCTCCGGAAAGGATTTAAAGACAATAAAGCCTGTGCAGGACCCACTGTGACAAAAGGCCCTCCGCCTCTTGTACCTACTGTTCCCGTCCCTGCAACTGCACTAAATGTATAGGTATCGGCATCTACCTTAGTTATAGAGTACCCATTTGGATCTTGTAACGTATCAACAGTAAATCCATCAAAAGCTTCCACATTTCTAAAGCGTACTTTATCCCCCGTAGATTTGCCGTGGTCATCCTGAAATACTTTAATAACCGCACTCGATGCTGTGGATAGAAGGGGGTTACTGGTCAACATGGACACAGCCGCTGGTTCCGTGCGATCGGGCCTGGGATTTAGAATTGCTTCAGGATCTGCTCCAACAGGGGGAGGATCTAGTTGTGGTTGTTTAAGGTCAAAGCATTCGGGGCAAGCCTTAAAGCCGTCCCATTGTTCTTTAAGTTGTCTTAAGCGATAGCGTTGTCCACACGTATCGCAAATCCCCCATGCAAGTTTACCCGCTGCAAAGGCCACATTAGTCCCCCGGAGGAAATACCCTAGGAGGATTAGTAAGCGCTTGAAGTTTCTGAATTTGGCTATTTAGTTTCTGTAATTGAGCCTCTAAAGCACTCTTTTGAATTAAAAGATCCTGTAGCCTCTGCCCCGGTGTTTGAGCCATTGTTTGTTCCGGTCCTGGGCCTGGGTATTCTTTTTCAGTAGGATATAGCGTTTCTGGTGGCGCTCCCTCGCTAGCATACCACTCCTGTGCGATTGGGCTTTTTGCTTCTAGTTCGGCGAGCCGAGCAACGCCTTGGTCGGCTCCCACTCCTAAGCTTCCTAGTCTAGTGTCTTTAGTTGGGAGTGGAGAAGGTGGTATGCCTGGTAAAAGGTCAGGATTGATTTGCCCCTGCCACGGCCGCTGATGCACCGGCGGTCGGCGCTCAGGCGCTGTAGGTTCAATGGGTAAAAATTCAGAAGTCCAAGGCTGAGTAGGTTTTAAATCTGATGGAATAGTGGACCAGAGATCGATTAAAGATTCTATCCCAGATCCTTCTGGTGGGGGTGGTGGTAGTGGTTGCTTAAATAAATCTCTCCAGTTGGTAGCCATTGTTTTCTCCTTAAATTATAAGTCGAGGAGGTACAAACCTAGAGCTAACTGAATCTATATCTTCAAAAGCTGCTCGGTCAAATTCCTCATCATAAATCTGTTTTAATAACTGTACTCTATCCGGCGCTCTTTTCATAGCTAAATAATAAGCCAGCCCTGCCGTCATACACGGGAGAAATCTGAATACAGTCTCCATATTATTAGTGTAATCTCCGGCATCTTGCATTCGAGTTAACGCATAGTAATAAATTATATCCGTAGAATTTTCCGGTGCCGGATAAAGATATACTCTCGGTGTTATATGCCTTTCTAAAAAGAACTGTGTTGGTCTACTTTTACTGGCCTTATTTGGCGTATATAAATAATCCGAACGACTAATCCTATTTAACTGGTAATCAATATTGTCCCGTTGAATAGCAGCAGATGTTATGTCAACAATATCCGTGCCCAGGTCATAATAGGTATCTCCTTCCGTAACCGTGAAATTACTTTTGGTAATAAGCCATTGATTAAGACCTCGATTGCCCCATTCAGCAATTAAAAGATTTAGGGAACGACGGGCTGTGTCTAAATCATAGCCCGTACGTAATTCAATACCACAACGCTCATAAGCCTCTTCTATAAGCTCATCTACGCTAAGATCAAATGAAGTAGTTCCTGAAGTAGCCATACATTAATAACCACCAGGCGCTTTAGGTTTTTTCTTACCTTTTTTAACTACACCGCCTTTTTTATAACTAAGGACATAACTGTCGCTTTTGCTCCAGTCTATTCCTTCTCGTATAGCGTTTCTTCTGCGTGTTAATCCCGGCATTTTTTCTCCTAAAAATACTTAGTTACTTTTCTACGACTTTCCATGACCTTTCCACATCCCACAGCAATTTTAGCTTTCACTGGTTTCTTTGAAGAAACTTTTGCCGTTTTCTTAGTCATTTCTCCTAATTATGTGGTGCTTCGTAATATTTTAAGAATTCACCCCAAACCGTGTATTCATTACCAGCATCAGCTGTAGAAGGTATAACCAAAAGGACATCGCCAGTATAGCCAGATGCCTCTGTATTTACCAAACCACCAATATCACTAAAATCAAAGAAATTGTCATACGCCAATGTTAAAAAAGTAACGTCTGTTGTTGCGTCCCAATCTAGGGAAGCCGGTGCATCAGGGGCGCCACTTACGGTGTACCAAATTTTATTTAGTGCAACGTGCGTGCATGACTTACCGTTTGTAGTCGATTTTTCAAGTGCAGAAACATCAACTAATGTTGTGCTACTGCCACTTCCATCCGAATATACAGAACAATACGTGACCAGCTTCTTATCAAAGTCGTACTGAATAGTTGGTCCTGTGACTGAATCAGCCATGTTTACCTCCTACTATTAACTATCAGCAAATGGTGTTACTAAAGTTCCTGATCCTAATAATTGAGCTGCAACATGATACTTAGCACTTGCTATAGCAGTTACAACAACAATACTACCTGCTAGTCCACCTTTCGTAGTACCATTTTGAGTAATAACATCATTAGATGAACCAGAAATAAAGGTCTTACCGGCTGCACTATCATCAATACCAGTATACGCACCACCAACAAACTTATCTGTACCATCAGTTACTATATCCATATCTGTAGCAGCAGTTACTACTATAAAAGTGAACTGAGCACCTAGGTTACATAGTTGGTTTGGATCTGTCTTATCTGTAGGCTCTGTAACTACGATACTTGGAAGTGTAAACACACCATCCGCATCATTAGTTAAAAGTGGTCTACCTGCATGCGAAGCCACTGTAATTGTAGTATTAGCCGTTAAACTCACAGAAGAGTTATATCCTGCATTAATAAACCCAGCAAGGGATCTTACTGGACCTGAAAAAGTTGATTTAGCCATTTTATTCTCCTAACTAAAACTGTTGCATCATCTTGGAGTTTGTCTGCCGAGTCAGTTGATACAACAAATTATCTCGGTCTAAGATTGAGTATAGCAGAAAATTTTTGAAAGTGTCTAGGAATAAAGTGCCGGGTTGAGTAAGAAACCCCCGGCGGGGTTCCATAATTACATACTAGCCTTACGCTCCAGGGCTACCGAATACACAACGGGGGTCAGACCACCCGAATGAGTATCTCTCGCGAGCCTTGTACCTAACATTACCGGTATCAAAATCAGCTTCCATCGAAGTTCTGATTGGTGAACGATCAAACATTTTGAATCCGTTCGGACAATCAGTTTTGATGAACCAAGCATCAGTATCCGTTAGATAATGGTTAACTGTATAGCCTTCAGGGACCATGCCCATATTGCGTATAGCGTTAATATCATTATCAGCGGTGCTGACTCTGCCTGGTGATTCCAATATTCTATCAGAAACGAATTGTAGTTCTTTAGGGATAATTAACTTAGTCCCTTGAAGAGCTACTTTTAAACCACGCTCATCAGTAAATGCCGCTATGTCAATCAATGCTTGCTCCAACGAAGTTTCGCTCAGGTCCGCAGATGTTGAAAGCTCATTACGCAAGTTAGCACCACCCACAGTTGGGTGGTCAGTTGCGCAAAGTTCTTTCGTATCACCGCCTGGGTAACTTGAATTGAATGCACGATTTAACACAGAAGCGCCTTTGATTTGCTTGGTATTCGCCATACTTCTTGCAAGCGCTCTTGTATATCTTGCCGATAATCTATCGTACAAGTTATCTTCGACCGCTTCTTCTGTAATACTGAATGCCAGCGCAACAGTTTCATGTGTGTAGCGAGATGTGAAAGCCTCTTGGGCTTGGTCAAACGCTACGCCTGCTCCTTCCGACTTAACCGGTGCGGTATCAAAGCCTGTAAGCATTACTTCTTCCTCGAAAGCACGATCACTTGACTCGGTTTCAAAAATTTCTTCTGATTCCTTGTCGTATCTATCGTACTCAAGGCCGAATAATGCGTTCAAGCCTGGAAGTAATTCTTTGACTAATTGACCTCTGGTAATTGCCATTTATATTACTCCTTATGTACCAGCGACTGCACCGCGCATGTAATGCTCATTAATTAAAACAATTAAGTTCGCATTATCGGCAGTGAGATCACCGTTTACGTCATCTTGGACCACGCCTACAATCTTAAGCTGAAGTGCTGCTGTAGTGTTTATGGTACTAGAGT